TGTCGAATGAATTGCTTGACGATTATAAAAAGGATAGAATATCACGTAAGGATTGGGAAACATCTTATACGAATAATTTAGATCTCCTAGGTATTAAGCATACAGAGATGACGAGACCGTTTAAAGGTTCGGCATCCGTGACCCATCCACTTTTATCCGAGGCTGTCACACAATTCCAAGCACAGGCTTATAAAGAATTACTCCCGTCTCAAGGACCCGTAAGAACTAGAGTTCTTGGAATGGAAGATTCTCAAAAGATAGATCAAGCACAACGTGTTCAAGATTTTATGAACTACATGATCACGGAAGAGATGGAAGAATATACCCCAGAGTTTGATCAGTTATTATTTTATTTAGCATTAGCAGGATCTGCATTTAAAAAAGTTTACTACGATGAAGTCATGCAAAGAGCAGTATCTAAATTTATTCCTGCAGAAGATTTAGTTGTACCATATTATGCAACCGACTTAATGGATTGTGAAAGAATTACCCATGTTTTGAAAATGGGAGAGAATGAAATTTTAAAAAAACAACAAGCAGGATTTTATAGAGAAGTAGAATTAAAACCTACCTCTAAAGGACCATCAGAAATAGAAAAGAAATACCAAGAATTAGAAGGAGTCACTCCTTCAACAGATAAACAATACTCTTATCAGTTACTAGAAATGCATGTCGATTTAAATTTAGAAGAATATGAAATGCAAAATCCAGAAAAACAAATAAAAGTTCCATACATTGTAACAATTGATGAAGGTTCAGGAGAAGTTTTATCTATTTATCGTAACTACGATATGGAAGATGAGACCAAAAAAAGAAAAGAATACTTTGTACATTTCAAATTTTTACCAGGATTAGGGTTTTATGGCTTTGGTTTAACTCACATGATTGGTGGATTAAGCAGAACAGCTACACAATCTTTAAGACAATTACTAGATGCTGGAACATTATCTAACTTACCTGCAGGATTTAAGTCTAGAGGCATAAGAATTAGAGATGATGACCAACCATTTCAGCCAGGAGAGTTTAGAGATGTCGATGCACCTGGTGGAAACATCAAAGATCAGTTCCAAATTTTACCATTTAAGGAGCCATCAGCTACATTATACCAATTAATGGGCTTTGTTGTTAACGCTGGACAGAAATTTGCAGCAATAACTAACATGGATACTGGCAATGACATGCAAAATAGAGCTGTAGGTACGACTGTTTCGCTATTGGAACGTGGTTCGAGAGTCATGAGTGCTATTCACAAGCGATGTTACTACTCAATGAGAAGAGAATTTAGACTTTTATCAAAAGTTTTTGGCACATACTTACCTCCAATCTACCCATATTCAGTATATGGTGCAGATAGAGCTGTTAAACAGACTGATTTTGACGATAGAGTCGATGTAATTCCAGTTGCAGACCCGAATATCATGAGTATGGCGCAAAGAGTAACGCTTGCTAACGAGAATTTAAAGATTGCAATGTCAAATCCGATGATGCACAACTTAAGAGAAGCATATCGAAGAGTATATGAAGCATTGGGGACTCAAGATATTGATCAATTGCTAATTCCACAAGAAAGACCAATGCCAAAAGACCCTGCAACCGAGAATATGGAAGCGATTATGCAAAAACCACTAAAAGCTTTTCCAACTCAAGACCATCAAGCACATATTGCAGCGCATAGAGCATTTATGTCTACAAGAATGGTGCAGATTAACCCACAAGTTTATGCAGCATTACAATCCCACATCTCTGAGCACGTTTCTATGTTAGCTCAAGGTGAAGTTGGTGCTCAAATACAAAATGATCCTATGATGCAACAAATGTTACAGTCTGATCCTGAAGGAGCAGAGATAAAAATAGCATCTATGATTGCAAATAGAGTTGCTCAATTAACAATGGAGCTTGCACAATCTGAAGCTATGGGTCAACAACAAGATCCACTAGTTGCATTGAAACAAAGAGAACTAGATTTAAGAGCAATGGATTTACAACGTAAGTCTGAAGAGAGTATGATGAATATGGAAATAAAAGAAAATGAAATTGAAGAAAGATTAGATTTAGAGAAGATGAAATTAGAAAACAATGAAGACCAAGCAGCCGAGAGAATTAGAGTTGCTGAAGAAAAATTAGAAATAGCAAGAGCTAAAAATAGAGGAGGCAAAAAATAATGCCACTTACTGCTAAAGGTAAAAAATTAAAAGAAAAATTTAAAAAACAATATGGTAAGAAAAAAGGTGAAAAAGTTTTTTATGCCATGGAGAATTCTGGTAAGCTTAAAAAAGTTTTAAAAGCTAAAGGTGGTAAGGATGCCTCTCAATCAGACTTTGGAGGAGGTTCTAAATCATCAGGTGGTGGACAAGGAAGAGATAGAGATTTTCAACAACGTGGAATGAGTAAAGCTGATTATGCAAAGTCTACGCAGACTCAAAATTTTGGCGGAAGACAAAGTAAAATAGGACCAGTAGTTAAAGATGTTCCTTTTAAACCACCATTAACAACTGCTCAAAGTTTAGCTGTAGGTTTAGTAGTTCCTTTTTTAGGTACTGGAATTAATTTTGCTGCTAAACAACAATACAAAAGCAGACAAAAGTTTGCAAAAAAAGAAGGGTTATATAGAGACGTTTATAAAACTACTGGTAAAGTTTTACAACCCAATGCTCCAACTGGTAAAGATTATTTAAAACAAGCAGGCTTTGGGAAAAGACCTGAAATGAAACAAGATAGGGATGGACCACCTATACTTCCTCCTGTAATACCTGTTTCAACAACAAAACCTGTTGATGAAAATTTAGTTAAACCAAAAGATAATTTTTTTAATTTTGTGGCTTATAAAGTTGGAGGATTATCTGGTGGTGTAAGATATGGAACACCTCCTAAAAAAGGACCTAACTCACAAGTACCTCCAGTTAAAATGAAAAAAGGTGGGTATAAAAAATAATGTTTCCTTGGAGTTTAATTGGTACGGCATTAAAGACTGGCGCAGAGATTTATAAGAATAAAAAGAAATCTGAAATAATAATGTCTGAAGCACAAATCGTCCATGCTGAAAAGATGAAACGAGGAGAGATTGAGTACACCGGTCAGATTGCCAAAAATCAAAAAGGGGACTGGAAGGACGAATTTATTTTATTAGTGCTCTCAAGTCCTTTGTTTTTGCTTGCATATTCTGTTTTTGCAGAAGATGAAGAGATTGGTCAAAAATTAGATTTATATTTTGAAAAATTACAAACAATGCCGTGGTGGATAATTTCACTTTGGGTAGCCGTAGTGGGAGCTGTGTACGGAATTAAGGCTACAGAACTAAAACATCTAGGTGGTAAAAAATAATGTTTAAGTGGATCAAAAAAATATTTACACCTAAAAAACAAGATTATAATTCTGTAGATGTTAAATACTCACCTGAAAAAAAGATAGATTATTCTAAATTAACTAAGGGTGATTTAAAAAGACTTAAAGCAGGTGGAAAAATAAAATCTATTTACAAACCATACATTTAATTGTAAAAGCCTTTCATGGCTCATCAAGCTCAAGTAAATTTTTTAGAATCTGTAAAAGAAAAATTCCAAGATCGTTTTAAAAATTGTAGTGTATTAGATATTGGTTCTTTAGACATCAATGGTAATACAAGATTCTTATTTGAAAAACCAAAATATATTGGAATAGATGTAGGTGAAGGACCTAATGTAGATTTTGTTTGTAAAGGTCATGAATTTGTATCTGATGAAAAATTTGACATTGTAGTTAGTACAGAATGTTTTGAACATGATATGTACTACAAAGAAACTTTAAAGAATTGTGTTAATTTATGTAAACCAGGTGGTATGTTTATTTTTACTTGTGCTTCTACTGGTAGAGCAGAACATGGAACTAGAAAAACTTCACCTCAAGATGCTCCATTGTTAGAAGGAGAATGGTCAGACTATTATAAAAATTTAACCGAACAAGACATTAGAGAAGTTTTAGACATAGAAAAAATATTTGTAGATTTTAAATTTACTTATGAACCTAATCATAAAGATTTATATTTTTGGGGAGTTAAAAAAAACAAAGCTAGAATATGGACTCATATTGCTTGGGACGATAATGAAACTGGAAGACGTTGTATGGGAACAGCTTATAATGATTGTTTAAATCAACATCCAGATTCTGATTGGTTAGCGATAATTGATCATGATGCAATGTTTACAGTTTATGATTGGTACTTACAATTACAAAAAGCAATTGAAAACAACCCAAAAGCAAAAGCATTTACTTGCCGAGTTAATCGATTAAATAGTTTAAGACAGATGGTACCGGGAGTAGATCCACACAATCATGATATGTCTTATCATAGACGTGTTGGTAAATATTTAGCAAAACATCATTGGGGTAAAACATCTAATCATTCTAATCCTAAAGAAGCAGGACATTATTCTGGAACTTTTTTATGTACACACATTGGAACCATAAAATCTTTAGGTGGATTTCCAGTTATTGGTAAAACACTTGGACAAGATAATTTAATTCATAAAAAAATAATTGAGTCTGGACATGAGTTTCATGTTGTAAATGGTATATACATGTATCATTGGTATAGAGCCGATAATCCTTATGAACATTCAAAACAAACAATAAATTCGCTAGAAGAAGAGCATTTTAAAACAATTAAACTTACATAATGTTAGATCCATATACTTCAGATAAAATTAAAAACGTCATTAAGAGACAAATTGAAGACACTAAGTCTCATATTTGCTATGGGGTTGATTCGATAGAGAATTTACAGTATGCTAGGGGCAGACTCAGCGCACTTGAAGCGCTGCTTCAGGATATTAAAAACCTGCAAAAGGAGGATAACG